AGTCTGCAAATAATACTTTTTTTATGCCCCCAAAGGCACTTTTACAAGGTATTTTTCTACCTGTTGTTAATGTACAAGCCATTGTTTATATGATTTTTTAAAAAAAAAGGGTAAGTAGATAAATTCTACCTACCCTATTTTATTGATTAATTAATTAATTATGCGTAAGATACGATATCTGAAGCAATTCCAAATTGTACTCCTGAAGTAAAACGCATTACCATTCTAACATTGTTTGAAGCATCTAAATCGCTCATATCTAAAACCTTAACTTCTTGTGTAGAATTTAGTAATCCTGTTCCGAAGTATAAGTTACTTTTCTGTGCAACATACATATTGTCATCAGATAATCCTGGTGATACAAATATCTTAACTCCATTGATAGTTAATGATCCATTATTCCACCATTGAGTTCCCATTCCATTCACACCATTTGCTCCAAGACCATTTGCTCCAAATCCACCTAATGCTTGAACATAAAGTTTTGCAGCCTTAGAAGAAACATAAACAAATAAATCTTCTTTTCCATACAATGCAGCAGGAATAGCTTCTACAACGTCAGATAATTTTTCTACGATATTAGCAGCAGTTAATGCAACAGATGTTAAAGCCTGACCTGCAGGAATATCTCCAGCAGTTACAGCAGCAGCGATTAATTTCTCAAATCCATCAAATGAATTTTTAGATGCAGCAGCAGTATCTCCTTGCCAAATATTAAATTCAGTATTCTGTGCAACTTTAGAAGCAACGTGTGCTATTAAAAAGTCAGAAAACTTAGGTGGTAAAGATTGACCTAATCCGAAGCCCATTTGCTCAGATTCCCAATCGTTTACGAAGTCATATTTACAAAGTTGTAAGTTCACTTGTAACTCAGTAGGTTGTAATATTCTTTCAGTTAATGTAATTGTTGATGTTGGATTAAAATCACATCCTGCAGCAGTTACGATTGCATCTGTTGCTAATTTTTTAATTACTTCTTTAAAAGCAATGTTAGATTTTACAGTGATTCCACCATCATCAATAGTTGATGCACTCAATAAAGCTGCAGCGATATATTCACCTGCAAATTGACCTGCATAAGTTGTCGTGATGTTTGTTGTTGTAGCTAATTCTACGTTTTTTAAATTACTCATTCTATTTTATTTATTTAATTTATTTAAAACTCTATCTAATGTTGATGTGAATTTTCCTTTTCCAAATTCAACTTTTTTCATTTGTTTACTTTCCCCCTCAGGATTGTGTTTAATTGGCTTAGAAGCAGGCTCTGATAATTGTTCCTGTAATTCTTCTGAAAATTCTTCTTTTACAGTTCTCGATTTTAAAGGTGCTTGTACTTCATTTGACATTTCTTCTTCTTGCATTTTGCTTTCTTTGTCAGACTTTAAATCTGCAATCGCATCTTCTAGGTTTTGGATTCTTTTCTCCATTCCCTCCCAATCTGCAACATCTGCCATTTCTTCTTCTTTTTTTTCTTCTTTTTCTTCTTCTTCAGCTAGATCTTCAGTAATTTCTTTATCATCTGATTCTTCTTCCTTTGCAGGTACTTCATCTGATACTTCTCTAACATCAGCAATTTTACCTTCTTCTTCAACTACAACTAATCTACCATCTTCTAGTAAATATTCTCCAACAGGCATTGCTACCTTTTCATCATCTGTTACTATAAAGATTTCTTTATCCTTTTCAAATGATTCTGCACTTACTATTGTGCCATTTTCTAACTTCATTTCTTCAAGTTTAACCTCGATATTTAGAAGTGTTTTAATTTGATTTAACATTTCGGTTGATTTCATATTATTTATATAACGATTATTAATTTACTTTTTGCATTTTCAATCTGTTCTTGTTATAACACCTATGCCCTGAGCCTGCATAGATCCATCACAACACTCAATAGAATATTTATTTGTGTCCCAACATAAACAAGCCCTAGAACTTCCTGTTGGACTTGTTCTAGATGGTATAAAAGTTTTTTTGTTTTTTGTATTTCTGCCCATTAATTAGAAGTTAAAATTTCTTTTATTTTTAATAAGGTCTGTTTATCAATTTCATTTGACATATCTTCTTTAACTGCTTCTTTAGGTGATTCCATTTTGTCTGCAAAATAACCCTCAATAGAAAAACCCTTAACTTTATTTGTTCTAACATATTCATTCCAAACTTCTTCATTATTTACTTTTACTGCACCCATCCAAGTTCCAACAGGTACATTTAATCCATACTTTCTAGACTTGTCCTGTACTTCATCTTCTACAATCCAAGATTCTACTAATGTCAAACCTTTTAAATCTTTTGAGTGTTCTAAGGTTGAATTGTTTTGATATCCGTTTCTTAAATACATTTGTGATGCTTTAGAAATAGTATCTTTTGAAAAGAAAATATAATAATCACCCTCACTACCATTTCTATAAATTGGTTTATTAGGGATTAATAAAGCACCTAGCAAGATTCTTTTTTCTTTACTTATTTCTGCTAACTTTATTTCTTCATTCTTTAAAGCTACAAAGTCAGATTCAATAGCAGGTGATTCGACTATTGATATTGCTTCAATTCCACTTTCTTCTTGATCCTCGTCTAATATAAGTTCAACTATCTTCATAATAATATAACGTATTTAATTTTAAATTTTGCTTTTTAGTCTATTGTAGCTTCATCAATAATATTTCTATCTAATTCCTGTGCAGTTGTTACTTCGCTAGAAACTACAAATGCCTGTACAGGTTGCTGAGATTGTTCTCCTATTGCTGATGCTAATTGATTCGTTCCACTTGCTCCTACTATATTAAAAGCAGGTGGTACAGATAAAGGTGCAGGTGTTGGACTCCCTGATGGTGATGCTGACCCCCCTGATACAGGTGGAGTTTTAACACTTAGTATTTTTTTAACATTTGCTATTCCTGAAATACCAATAGCTGCAGCATTTGCAAATTTTAATGCAGTTTCAAATGGTGTTATGGTAGTAGCAGCTAAAGCATCTGAAACCCCTCTATAAGTATTTATAGTAGCAGCTGCAACTGCGAATGCCTTACCTGCAGCAGTTTCTTTTCCTGCTATGTTACTAAAGTTTTCTAATACTGAAGCAGTTTTATCTAAGTTATCTTTTTTAGCTTGTGCCTCTGTTTCTGAAATTTTTATTTTGGCATCTGCTATTTGTTTTGCCCTTGTAACACTAGTTTGTTCTGATTGCTCTGTAAATTGATTTAAAGCTATTTGTGCATCTATCTTAGCCTGAGTACCTGCATTTGCATTATCAACTATGGCTTGTAGTCTTAAAGATTCCTGTTCAGCCTCTAGTATATCAACTTCTTTTAATGCTTCTAACCTAGCTAATTCATCCTCTATCTGCTCGGCATTAAATCTTTTTTGCTCTATTGATAGTAATGATTCACTTTCTAATTTTGCGTTTGTTAATTCAGTAGCTTCTTTTACTAAAGCATTATTATTTACTTGTTGCTCTGATTTAAAACCTGTAACCGTTGCTGCAACTGCCTGTACCTCAGCTTCTGCTTCTAATACTGCAACATAATCTTCTGTCTTGCCTGTTAAATCAAATTGTGCTTGGGCTGCATCTTTGACTAATTTAGCATTTTTAGTCATTTCTGTTTCTTGCTTTTCAAGAATAACTAGCAATTCATCATTAGCCTTTTTTCTTTCTTCAATACTTAAAGTTTCATCATCCCTAATCTGTCTTTGTACCTCAGCCTGTCTATCATATTGCTCTAGTAGTATTCTAGATTCTGCTGCAGCTATTTGTGCAGATTTTTTTAATGCCTGATTTGTTTTAGCAGTTTCTATTGCAGCTTCTATACTTACTTCTTTTAATCCATCAACTACTTGTGTTCCTATCTCAGTCACCTCTGTAATTGCTTCTCCAAAATTATCTACAATTTCTCCTGCTGCCTTTGCAGTTTCTGTTGCAACATCAACTATATTTGATTTTGTTTCTAGTATTGCAAGATTTAATTCTTTTATTGTTTCAGGATCTCCGTCTCCAAAAAATGATTTTTCCCACATTAATTGTGCTTCCTGAACTGCTAATGATATTCCATAAAAAGCAAGTTTAAAAGGAGATAAAACTACTGTAATTATTCCACCTAATACTTTACCTAATGCATCAAAGTTTTCTGTTGCTGATGATACACTTTTATAAACATCTACAAAGACATTTACTACTTCGTTAAATATAATTTGTGCAGTTTCAAAGATAGTATTTAAACCATCCATCACTTCTTGGTTTTCCTGTATTGCAGAGGAAACAAATTCAAATGCTTTCTGTAATAAGAAAATAATACCTGTAGCCTTTGCTAAAGTCTTAATAGATGCCCCTACCTTTTTAACACCCTTTGCTCCATCCTTAGCTGATTTCTCAACTTTCTTTAAAGCATCCTCTGTTTTCTTATTAGCAGTTTGTACTTCTTTTTCTAGCTTGGCATATTCTTTCTGAAATTCATCTAAGTTTTTAGCAGCTTCTTTGTATTTTAACTCAAATTCAAGTTCTATTTTTTTCGCCATATTATATTTGTTTTTGTTTGCTTAATAGCTTCTGAAAAAGTTTCTGATAATTTATATTTACCTTGTGCAATTCTTATGTTTTCCGTTTCTCCTTTTGCAACCTGCAATAAGTCTATTATATTTTTAATCATTATAGTGTTGTTATAGTTAAAACTGAAGATAAAGCAGATTCTTCTACATCATCATTTAAAGCACTTACATAAAAAGAATAACTTGTATTAGGTGTCAATCCAGTTATAGTAGCACAATATGTACTTGTAATTGGAATAGCAGATACCCTTTGAACAATATTAGATTGCTGAGTGCCATTTTGATAAACCTGATAGCTTCTCATAATAACTGCTGAGGTTGAAGCATTCCAACAGAAAGTAACAGAAGTAGATGTTAAATTTGTAACATTTAATCCTGATGGTGCAGTTGGAATACTAGATACTGATGGACTTACATCATTCAATAATTCAAACTGAGTTTTACCTGTTGAAAGATTTGTAGTTAATGAATTTATCTTATAATTATTTTGACCTAATTGTATTAAGTCATTTAATTTTAAATTGTAATAAATCTTCATAGGAAGATATGCAGTTACCTTTGTGATTCTTCTACTCAAATTAAATACATCCCTTATGTAATTAATATATTTAGTCATAAATAAAGTATCTGTAAAAGATAAAGGATCACCAGGCTCATTAGCTTGGTATTCATTTATCTCATTACCAAAATGTATATTAACCTTACTTGTGTTAGAACTTAAAGCTAGTGAATTAGATGGAATAAAA